GCCAGTAACCCAGATTAAATTTGGTTCTGACCTGTAAACATAAAGCCCTGCAATGTTTAATGAAGAATTTGATAATGTCTCACCAGAATTTACGTTTGTTGTTGATGTGGTTGTGACATATAAAAGAACTGAATTGGTGCTAGAATAAATCGTATTGCCGTTAGCAGAGAATGGGGCGTTATTATTACCCATTGTAATAACAAAAGTATTTGAGGTTGACGATCCACTATCCAAGACCACGGTAGTAGAATTTACGCTTGTATTTGAAATATAATCAGTATAAATCTGATATACCGTCTGATTTGTTATTCCACCGACCGAGAAAGAAGCACCAGAACCTCCACCGCCAGTCACCGAAGAAATTGATGCAGAACCACCAATACTACCAGTTATCGTATCACCAGCAGCAAATGCAGGAGAAGTCGTAAAATTAATTAATTTAATAACTGACGTATTTGAGAAAACAAGCTGACCTGTTGCAGATGTTGCTGAGTCTGTTATCGTATCATTAGCATAAAAAGTTCCAGATGCACTTGTAATATTAAGAACAAGTGTTGGTAATACCGTAACAACTGCGCCAGTGGAAAATCCTGATCCACCACCGATCAGATTAAATGTTACTTTGCCGTTTTGGTTAGTGGTTGAGATGATCCTTGCCTTACCACCAACACCACCGCCATTAATATTAACCAAATCACCAGCATTAAATCCATAGCCACCACTTTGAATTGAAACTGATGTTAATGATCCTGTGACATAAGGAGCATTGTCTATCGTTATCGCAGAAACATTTTTACAAAGTATTTTATCTCCTGATTTGAAACGACCAACCAGAGATGATATCGTAATTACATTGACAATTTTATTATTAACGATTTTTTGATATACGCTTTCAACAATCGCAGAAGCAGACCCACCACCACTAACAATCTGGTTTCCTGTTAGCTGTGACAAATAAGGACTACCAGATACTTCGATATACTGAGGCACCACCCACACACCATCCGAAGGTTTTAGAATATAGTCCGAAGGGATGTAAATGTCAATTCTTTCACCAAAAAGAATTTGGAAAAGAAGCTCATATGCTCTTTTTGTTCCTTTTGTGCGATAAAGATCAAGAATGTGCTTGACAAGAAGTTGCTTATTGGATATAATAGATTCTGGAAGTGATTGAATATAAGTGTTCTTGAAATGCTGAATAAATTGTTGTTCAGTCTGATCAATATCCATATAGTCAAGTAATGATCTTGAAGAATTTATCACATTACCTTCTTGTTCCATCCATTCATAGTATGCCTGCAAGAAAGCAACGAATACTGGTCCTTGATCACGATAGAATGCAGGAAACTGAGAAGCAATGAATGGACTGATAAATTTATCAAGCATCTTAGACGGTCTCGACTGTGATGTTTATTCCAGCAACAACATCTATTTCAATAATATCATTGTTAAATGCCGTAACATTTTCTTGTGATGGTGCCGCATAGAAAACAACACCAGAATTTCCAACAAAATCTGAGATGTTTATTTGTGCTAGACTTACGATACCATTAACATAATCAATAGTTCCACTTTGAATATATGTGGTTTGCCCAGTAACACTTGTTGTTTTCAAGTAAACAATATTTGATATGTTATTGATGGTAAGACCAGATACCGATTGAGTGAATATATAATTTCCTACATTGGGATTATAATCAGTATAGGAATATTCTACACCACCAGCTACGAATGCACTAGAGAAAAATGATCCTGGTTCGATTGCATTATTATATGGAACTGACATACTTGCAGGAGAATTTAGTTGTGGTGAAATAATTTTTTTCATAATAGCATAAGTCTGATTACTTGAAATCGATATGTCTGTCGAAGTAATAGCTGCCATGAAATCAGACAATCTAAATTCGGTATCAAAATTTTGTAGCTTTGTGTTGTTATATGAAACAATCGTATTGGAAACCGCAGCCTGAACAGCAGTAGAAGTCATCGAGGTCTGGTTTGGATTGTATTTTACTGTGCTGTATATTTCTAGATATAGGTATGTTGGGTTAACAAGTTTTGGTGTAATACCTAGAACATTTCTTTTAAGTAAGAAATTTTGAATATCTGCCTGTTCTGAAAGTGTAAGATTATACCCAGAATATGTTGCAGGAACCACAAAGGTTGTTCCGAAATTAACCGAGCCTGTGATCGTTTCACCACCATAGACATGCACATTTTTAATATCAGAGTAGTTTTGAAGTATTAGCTGCTTGTAGTCATTAACCGTAACAGCACGTTCCTGGGTCTGATAACTTCTAGGAGCATTATAACGAATTGACTCGATTGATTCTGCATTTGCACCGCTATAAGAATTTGTTGCTACCGTAATAGAATTTGGTGGAGCAGCAATCACATCTACTAGATTAAAGTTAGTAGAACCATCAGCATCCGTTCCTGATGTATTCATGTAGTTGGCAAAAATTGTTGCGTTGTTTAAAGGTGCTCTGCCAAATACTCCGTCACCAAAAACAATCTCATAAAAATTATTTTGCGTTGCCTGAATGAAATATACTGTGGATGTGCTATCAAGACCAAGCAAACTTGTGGCTGCCGAGAATGTGGTTACGTTAGCGCCATTATTTTCTGATACGATAACATTAAGACTATCGGTATCAATTTGCTGATTTGAAAGAACGAAACGTTGATTTTGAATGGTATTATCAACAACAAACGTATCGGTCAAATATTTACCTTCATAGACCATAACATTGTTTGAAGTAAAATATCCACCAGAAGGGTAAATGACAGATGTTTGGCGTGTTACGAATGTGAAATTACCATTTGCATTTTGAGCAGCAAATCTTGTGCCTGCCGGAATAGTCAGAGAAGATAAAGCACCTTGAGGAAATTGACATGAAAGTGTATTACGTGATGACTTATAAGAACGAGGAGTATAATTTAAAGATTTTGCTAATGAAACAATACTGCTTTGAAGTTGTGCCGAATCAAGGAACATTTCATTCACAGCCATATTAACATAAAACGAATTAAGATATGTGTTATAAGAAAGAATGTCTAGCAGCACAGACATGTTTGATCCGGTAAAATCATAGTCCGAAAATTGACTTTGATTTTGAAGATATTTTGTTAAATCATACTTGATCTTATCAAAATCAAGCGAGACTAGACTAATTGAATTATTTGCCATTATCGTAATCTTGCCAGAATGAGGTTAATTGATTGAATCTGTGATGTATTTATGATAACATAAGTTATACTCACAGCCAACGAATCCTGTAATTGATTTGATTTTACATCGACTTCAATCAGATTAACCCGAGGTTCGTTTTGTTTTATTGTGGTTGTGATATGGTATTTTAAATCTTCCTGTGCAACAATATCATTAGGCTCGAATAATGTTGCCATAGTATTACAACCAACATTAGGCTGAAATAATCTTTCACCATAATTAGTCAGCACAAGATTTTTTAATGCCTGAGCAATAGATTTTTCGTTTGTCGCTCTGGCAATAGCACCAGTAATAGGATTTAAATCTAGGTTATCAAGAAAATCTGAAAATAATACCGGATTTGTTTTAAGCTGAGTGTAATTGTCGGCTCTTGTTGACATATTTTATCCTATCCAGAAAATACGGTTTGTGTGCTGCCGGGAGTTCCTACATCACCACATGTAGCCAAATCACCAACCCTACATACAGCAATACCATTGACAGTAAATGTTGCAGAACCAGTTGCCATGACAGCGGAACCATGAATACCAGTTCCGTGTGGTGCTACCGTGTCACCAACTCTGACAACAGGTTTGCCATTAATAAAAACATTCGGTGATCCTGTTAAAATTAATCCACCAGCATAATCAACCGTTGCTCTTAATACACCCTGTAATGACATATGTTATTCCTATACGTATTGGTTGATATTAACACCAGTAGGACCAGTTATATCAACTTTTGTTGCGGCAGTTATACTTGCAGGACCAAGAGACGTTAGACTTACCAACGCACCATTAAGAGTAATACCTGTTGGACCTATAGATAACGTTCCAAAAGGAGTAATAACATTAAAAGCAGAACATGTAATATTCACTATGCCTGTGGACTGAATTTCGACTCCACCAATACCTGTCTTTGATGACCAACCTCTACCAATAATATCAGTCTTTACTCCACCGACATGTGTTACCTGATCGCCTGTGATATCAGCATGTTCATCAAATAAAACTGACCTAATACTAAAACCATCAATACTTTCTTCTTTATTTAGTCCTGTGTGTGTATACTGAGTTCCTGCAACGCCAATGGTATGATTTCCACCAATACCAGAATAACGATTACCGGCAGTCTGTTCATGAATCGATCCGTCAACGTTTAGATCATAAGAGCCATTTACTTTAACATCCTTATGACCATCGATTGCCTCGGAAAATCCATCCTTGTAATAATTATAAGCCTTATCTGCAACGGTCTGAGTCCATTTTCCTGATGAATCGATTTCTACGTATGTTCCCATTCTATGAGAAATTCTAAGACTTTCATTTCCTGGGGTATCATTAACATGTATTTCATGACCAGAACGTGTTATCGTTGCCTGATTATAAGGATACTGAGAATTAAATATCGAGTCAGGATGTTTCGCATTGAAGTTATCAGACATTTTAGAATAGACCTCCTAGACCTATATTCATTTGAGTTTTTTTCATATTTAATAACATTTGTGTAGTGGAAAATTTTGATATCGAAAAATCCACCAAAGGACTTACGGGGAGTGTTCTTGGCTGTGGGGTATAAACGGTTCCATAATCTTTACCATAACTAATCAATGAAGCAGCAGCAAGTGCCCCAGCAGCAGCAACAGTAAATCCTACACCAAGAATTCTTGTGGCTGCAAATGCCTGTGTAATATTTGTTACAGCAGTAAATCCACTAACAAGACCAGTTGGGCCTAGAACACCGTTGATTATGCTGGATTCGAAATTTTTAATGAATGCTTGCTGTGCATTGAAGAAAATATGTTGCTGGGCAGAAATATAATTTGGTTCACCATTTCTAGGTATATATGCTGCTGATCCCTTACCGTTTGGATCAAGAAACACAATATAACCAGGATAAGGATCGGCATTTTGATAGTATTGCTGGACATATCCTGTTGGTGGTGCAATTGAAATCGTTGGTGGAACAGGAGTAGAACCTGTAGCAACACTAGCAATCGGTGCGGTAAGAATATTATCAAACAGGTTACTTGCGCCACTAACAACACTACCAATCGCAGAACTAACAGCCCCAGTAATATTATTTACTGCATGTAGTGTTTCTGCAACGACACCATTGATTGTATCGAAAATGCCTTGGTTAAACAAATTGATTCCGCATACTTTGATATTCAGTGCATTGAGCAAATTAGCTATTTCGGCAACAGCATTCGCAGCAGAATTTAGAAGTCCTAATACCTTGAATACACCAAATCTTCTGCATAGTTCTAGAATAGCATTTGTGAGTGCCTGGACTAGTAGATTTTTTAATGCGCCAACAATATTACCTATAATACCCGCAGCAAGTTCGAGAAGATTTTTCAGGCTCAAAAAAGAAAGATTTAAACATGGAATAGCTGCATTTCTGGCAAGTGGATCATTAAGTGATTTCAAAGTCATTACGTCTGATTTGCTATACTTACTTTCATATGCAATCGTAGGAACCTTGGCATTAATCATTCCCTTTTCGATTGCACTGGTAATAACAGTTCCTATATCATTACCAATCGAAATTACTGATGATATTCCCTGATCGATAAGATTAATGGGTGTTGCACTGCTGTTAAGACCTGATCTCCAATTTTTTGCATTACCACCACTTGATGCAGGAGGAATACTTCCCTTGGTATTATCGATAGCAGGAGCACCATTGCTAAATTGTCCTGAAATCACATCACCAATTTTTCCCCATGTTCCTTGGACCATTGGTTGTTGTTTTAAGGGACCATCTAACCAAATACCAGTAACATTCGATCCTACAACAAGTCCGACTGGTGCTGTTCCTATTTTACCAATAGCAGCAGAAGTTACTGGCTGTTGCACGATAACCCATGGTAATTTACTTAGCGGAATATTATCCCACATACCACGAATACGAACACGAACACGTCCTGATTGATCTGGGTCGTTAACGTCAACAACAACACCATGCCAGTGATTACTAAAAAATTCAGAATTAATTTCAGGCATTATACCACCTCTACACTATTTGGTTTGGCCTTAATACATTCAATAATACATGTATATCTTGGACGTTCATTGTTTTTTTCGCCTATTCTATGATGAACACGAGTTACTAGAAAATTACCAGACAACATCGAATCATTTGTTGGGCTTCCATCAGTATCTTGTTTTGTTATAATGTTACATGTTATCATTGTTCCTGGTTTGATAATCGTATCGCCAGGAACACGTATTCTTAGTGAGTTTTGAAGAAGCAAAGCCATATAGGTTCTAAAATTTGGAGTTCCTTGTGGCACATATGTTTCTTTTGATGATGAATAGTCGGTAGGTGTCATAGTCAATGGAACATCAGAATTATTAAAATAAGTATTCAAAAGACCACCATAGATACTTTTGTCTGTTCCGGCTGTGAGAAAATTTGTATCTACAGGATTTACCATACCGTTTCCGAAATTTTGTGTGGTGAAATCAAGTGATAGAGATTTTTGTGATCCTGCATATTTGGCCATATCAAGTGATGAAAATTGACGATCTACCTTATATGCAAGGATATTCTTTTGAGCATTTGGGTCTTGATAGTCTATCATTCCACCATAGCTTTGATTGAATGTTGCGATTGGTTTTTGAGCAAACATTCCTTCTATGGTAACAAATTTATATGCCTGCTGTTCGTTGTCTCGGGTTTCAAAATAAACATATGATGATGATTTATAATCTGGTGATATTGCCCGGTTACGTA